GCGGGTATGTTGGCGCTGTTAGCAACATAAGTTGAATCAACAGTTGAACGAATAACAGGTAATCTATTTGTTACAAACGCACTACCATTATGTCCTTGAAACACTAATCGTCCGAGAGTATCACCTGCATTGACGCTCAAATTACCATCACGGTTTCCACGTGCTTTACTAAATGAAATACCCTGACTTTGTCCTATATTTGTTGGTTGTCCATAACTGAACATATTCAACATACTACCTGCAGTAGAGTTAGCACCTGGTATTAACATTAATTGACCAGTATCTCTTAATGATAATGTGTTAAATGCACTATTTGCGTTAGCATTACCTTGATCGCCATTAGGATTGCCGGTACTCATACTATAACTTGCACCAGTAGTGAATGCATTACTGTTACTGTTTAGATTACTTAATGTTACACTAGCAGTAAAACCAATTGCATTAGTTGTGCCATTGTAGAAATACACTCTATCTCTACTACCAACATCATTTACTGCAACTGTTGCTGGTGTAGATACATTACCACGACTACGAATTATTGCTCGTTGACCTGGTTCCACAATGTTACTTGTTTCACCATAAATTGTTGTTAAATCATATGCTGTGTTACTAGTTGCATTTGTTGTAATAGTTATTGTGTTGGGTGCAAGTTGTTGTATTGTTCCAGTTACGTTTGCACTATCAAGTACGTTTAAACTTACTAAGTTGCCAACACTTGTAATGTTTGGCTGTGCTGAAACTGTTACATTACCCGCATATGCCGCAAAATTTGCGTTAGCTACATTACTTACATTAGCACCATTAATGTTAGATAATAGTGATCCATCACCGCTGAAGAAGTTAGCAACTGCAAGATTACCTAAATTAGCATTGCCACTAGTAATGTTGCCTGTCACACTTAAACTATCTGTAACAAAAACACTGTTAGCAAAAGTTACATTACCATTAGCCCAAAAGTTATGAGTTTTATTTTGATTGTTTATACCACCGTTTGTATCATTTATAGATAATTGAAAGCCTACTGGTATGTTAGTACCATTTGCCGTATAACTGCTATCTACTCTGGCACGAATAAAACTAGCACTATTAGTTTGATAACTTGTACCATTATGTCCAAAGAAACTTAATGCACCTAAATTATCACCTGGATTTACACTTGTTGGACTAGTATTAGATCCACGTGCTCTAGCCCACGCAATACGATGTGCATCACTTAATGGATTACCAAAAGTATTAATACGCAACATATTAATTACTGAACTTGTTGGGAATGCATTAACTACTCCGCCATTCTCTAACATTGTTACATTTGCTACATTGTTAACACTGAATGCTATTGTGCCATTCGCAGTAGGAATACTAATATTGCTTGTGCCATTTATTAAATTACCAGCAAAGTTAGCATAGTTAGCGTTTGCTATACTTGTAGATTCAGGCGCAAATACACCATTACCAAACAATACGTTTGAACTAGAACCATCTAAATTGATATTTGCAATATTGCCAATGCCAACAACATTAGCCAATGCTACACTATTAGCAGTTGCGGCAATATTAGAATAACTTGCAAAGTTTGCATTAGCTACTTCACCACTTACATTAGCGCCAGCTACACTATTTGCTGTTGTTGCGTATGTAGCAAGATTTGCTAGATTAGCATTACCAGCATCTAATGCAAATGTTGCGTTAGCTACTGTACCACTTACATTAGCACCTGCTACACTATTGGCTGTAGTTGCGAATGTAGCTAAGTTAGCTGTATTTGCTTCTCCTGCGTATGCACTATAATTTGCATTAGCAACTGTACCAGTTATGTTACTAGCATTTACATTAAATGCTTCACCAGCAAAGTTAGCATAGTTGGCATTTGCTACATTAGATATAATTGGAGTCGTTGCAAATACGCCATTACCATAAAGAATGTTGCTTGCGTTACCATCTAAATTAACTGTTGCAATATTACCGATTCCACTTACATTAGCTACTGCTACACTGTTTGCTGTATTAGCTAAATTGCTATTGCCAGCATCTAATGCAAATGTTGCGTTGGCTACAGTGCCACTTACGTTGGCTCCTGCTACTGCATTTGCAGTTGTAGCAAACGTTGCAAGATTAGCTGTATTAGCGGCATTTGCATATGCGGCATTTGCAACTTCACCAGTTACGTTAGATCCACTTACATTAAAAGCAGTACCAGCAAAGTTAGCATAGTTAGCATTTAGATTACCTGATTCAGGACCAAATACTCCATTGCCAAATAAGATATTACTTGCATTGCCATCTAAATTGATAACTGCAATATTGCCAATGCCACTGACGTTTGCTACTGCTACACTGTTTGCTGTATTTGCAATGTTAGCATAACTTGCATAGTTTGCATTAGCTACTATACCACTTACATTATCACCAGCAACTGCATTCGCTGTTGTAGCAAATGTTGATAAGTTACTTGTATTTGCTTGACCTGCATATGCTGAATAATTTGCATTAGCTACTACTCCACTTACATTAGCACCTGCTACTGCATTGGCAGTTGTAGCAAATGTTGCGAGATTGGCTGTATTGGCCGCATTTGCATATGTTGCATTTGCTACTGCGCCAGTTACATTACTTCCACTTACATTAAAAGCTTCACCAGCAAAGTTAGCAAAGTTAGCAGTATTAGCAATTAGATTACCAACTTGTAGATTACCAATAACAACAACATTACCAAATGTTGCTGTGCCGGTTGCGCTTAATGTTGTAAGTGTGCCTAAACTTGTAATATTAGGTTGATTTGCAATAGTTACATTACCTGCAAAGTTTGCAAAGTTAGCAGTTGGTACATTACTTATTGTTCCAACTACCGCACGACTAATCTGTACTTGTACATTTGGTGGTGGTGTTAATGCAACTTGTACGTTGCCTGTGTTTGTTACGATTACTTGATTAGCCATATTAGTAGTTGATTACCCCATCTGAATTTACCAAGAACAATAAGAATACTGCTTGGTCATATGCTGGTTGTGTTCCAACTGCGGGAAAACTAATCTTAATTCTACCTGTGAAACAAGCTGGCTCTGCGGCACTTATATCTAAATCAGGATCTCCTGCGATCAAGTCCCACGTATCATCATCAATAGTCATTGTGAACGTGCCTGCCGCATTAACTACATTAGTAATTGGCAATACGATTGGAGTAGGAGCAACACGATTCATACGCATTGTACCACTAGCAGTAGTTAAGTTTAATACGCCGCCGCCCTGTGTAGCACTGATTGTAAATGTAGTTTCAGTGATAATTGTTTTTACAAAGTATGTTGTATTGATAGCGACACCGCCAAATACTGCGCCAACAAACTGTACTGGTTGATCGACAAATAGATCGGCAGTGCTAGTACAAGTAAATGTATCAGTTGTAGTTTCTGCACTTGTTATTGTAGTAATGAGAGGAACTAATGGATAATCATAGATTTGAAAATCATATCCAGTCCTGCTATCATTAAAGTTTGTAATTGCTCTGCGAACAATTTGTGCATTGATAGTAGCACCTGTTAAATCTACTGGAGTTGTTGCAGTTTGCCAACCACTAGTATAACTTGTAACTGTACTCCATTCAAAGTTCCAGAAATCTTTTTGATTGTATATTAAGTTCTGCGCTAATACTTGTGCGTCAAAACCTGCCACTTGATTTAATGTGGCTTGTGTAAATTTTGCCATTTGTTTTCCTCTGCTGTCTCGCATCTAACGAAACATAGCTACCTCGCTATGTTTCGTGTGTGATAATGTATTTATGCTTTATTTGTAGCCAATTTCACCAGATGATGGATTATAATATAATTGAACAGTGAATGCGGCGTTACCAGTTACATCACGTATAGGTTTAATGAATAAACTATTTGCTTGCGTAGCAAAAAGATTTGCTCCTGTAGCATTTATTACAGTTGCAAAATTAAATGAGGTACCGGCTTGCTTACCAAGTGCAATAGATCCAATACCTAAATTAGATGTACCGGCTTGTGTACCAATGGCAATACTATTTGAATTTTGATTATTTAATCCTGCGCCTGAACCTATAGCTATTGCATATAAAGTTTGATTATTAGCACCTGCATTGGCACCAATAGCAATTGAATTGGTGCCCTGTATGGCACCTGCATTGGCACCAATAGCAACCGACCTAGACGATTGAAGTACACCGGCGTTTGCACCTATTGCAACACTTTCATCACCTATACTAGTATAGCCTGCATTTGCACCTATAGCTATCGTTCTCACAGCACCGTTGCCGGTATTTAAGCCCAAATGAATATTTTGATTAGAAACAAATAAATCAGTTAATGTTCCTACACTTGTAATATTAGGTTGAGCATTATTAGTTACTGTGTTTGCAGTGTTTGCAGAACCGCTAATGTTACCAATAAAATTAACGGCAGTTATATTACCAGTTGATATAATATTACCAACATTAGCATTGCCAGTAATGCTTAAACCGGTTAATATGCCCAAACTTGTAATATTACCTTGACTAGCAACCGTTATATTACCTGCGTATGCCGCAAAGTTTGCATTTGCAATATTAGAATTCAACGTTCCTAGAACTGTTAAATTACCTGGAATGTTTACATTGCCTGTAATTTCATTAAAAGTAAAACCACTGTTACCACCAAAAGTACCATTATCATTGTATTGTATTTGAGTATTACTACCGCCTGGAGTGCCATTACCGCCTCCACCAGTCATTGCAGTCCAATCTAAATTACCTGTACCATCAGTTTGTAATACATAACCATTAACACCACCAGTAATCTTAATGTTTGCAACATTGCCTAGTGATAAATTAGATCCATCATATGTTACAGTTGGGATACCATCAACTGTATTCATATTGTTATATAATAGTTCAGTTGGAGAACTATTTCCAGGAAATAGTGTTATTGCTGGATTAAACGTTAACTGTATATCAGTTGGAGTTATTGTAATATCGTTAGGTTCAACAGTAAAATTAATACTGTTATTACTAACGGTAAAATCTAAATTTATATCAGACATTATTGATACCTTACGATCATTCCAATTGGTTCACGGCTTATATTTTGTAAACTACTTAATGCATCAGTCCTTGTTACGCTCATTGTAACAACTACAATGTTTGTATTTGCGGCACTGTTTGCTAAACTAACTATTGGTGTTGGGTTTGGACTTCCTGTGCCACCAGTTAATGTAGCAGGAATATACAGATAACCAACACCGGTTGCTGGAGTAGTAAACACTGCTGTTAAATTGGCACTATATGTTCCAGCACCAGTGCTCGGCTGTGGAGTATCCAATGTAAGATTACCAATACTTATTTCTGATGGATTTGCTGTTGAATATGTGATATTATCTGCAACATAAAACTTAGCACTTGTGCCTAATGTCCAAGGTGATGGTAAAGTGCAATTGATTGGATTACCAACACTATCTGTAAAAGCAAAAGGAAAAGTATAAGCCTCTCCTGTGTATATCTCTATACAACTCATCTCTGTGCCAGCGATTGTAATCGTCTTTGCGCCGTTTAATAGTAAACTCATTTTGTTTTCCTTATATTCTATTTATTGTTTTTATTTTAACTATTTCGCAGTAGGTTTAATGCGCCTGCGATACCAGTTACTCTAGTTCCACTAACCATATTTCTAATAATGTATCCCATACCTAGCATACCGCTTGTAGCGGGATATGTAGTTTGTTTTACTACTTTAATAGGTAAATCAGCTTCCATATTAAAAGTATCCATTAAGTAAGTATATGCTATTAACGTACTAGGGGCTGACGATAACACATAAAAAGGAACTAATTGAATTTTAGTATTACTATCAGCTACTAATGTAGATTCAATAGGAATAGAGACCGTCCATCCGTTTTGAAATCCACCTGTAGGTTGAACAAACATATAAATCCACCAATTATCTGTTCCATTAGCAATTGATAATACTGAGGCTTGCGCAGGATTAAATGAACTGGTGCTGTTTTGTAAATAACCATTCGCAGTAGAGCTTGTCCCTTGATACCAAGGAAATTCATAACCAGCACTTACATTGGTTCCATCAATATACACAGGAACGTTAAAGTCTGTGGTAATATCTACTGGCATTAAAACAGTATTAGTAGATACGCTAGGAATAACAAACTGTACTGTCTGTAAAATCTGTGATCGAAGTAATGAAGTATTTAAATTAGTAAACGTAACACTGTTAGATTGTAAGTTAGCACCCCAGTTAAACAACGAACTACTAAAACTTGCACGACCTGCTAATTCATTACGTGCTGTTGTACTAAAATAATAATTACCAATTGGTAAATCATTAATTTCAATACTTACTGTTTGTCCATTTGTGTATAGAGTGCCATCAGCTAATTGAGTGCTAGTATAAGATTTATGTAATGCAACGTTACTGCTATTACCATAATTGAAATCCATATACAATGTTGAACCAGTAGCAGGGACATTGCTACTAACTGTAAAACTTGTAACAGCACCGCTATTTGCTAATGTATTAGTTGTGATAACAGGTGTTGATGGTCTATCAAAGATATTAGGATCAGTCAATCCTGTATTTGCTTCTGGTATAAAATCATCTAATGCGTTATCATTGTATATTGTACCATTGTATTCAAACGCAGTTATTCTTGCGCCTAAAAAGCCATCGCTTGTTTTAGTTTCTTGTACTTGACTTACACGGAATAGTTTATCTGCCCATCCATATTCTGCTAATGTAACACGAACTACATCACCAGCAACAACTTGTATACCACTGTAATCTAAATTACAAACAATAGTTAAATCTTCACGTGACTGCAATAATCTACGCACACCCAAATAAACTGCACGAATGTAGTTGTTAATTTGTGGATATTGAACAACTAATCTATTGTCTGGTTCATTAGGCGATAGTAAACTTGGGTCATACCAAGCAGTGCCAACTGTTGTTAAATCAACTACTTTGTAATCTGTTTGGTCATTGATGTTTGCATTTGGGTACTGAACTTCTAAACTATTGTATGTTTGATTCAAGTCAATTGGATTGATATCAATACCACCAATCAATACACTACTATCTACACTGTACAAATCACCTAATACACCAGTATATGGTTTGTTGATAACAATAGTCCATTGTCCAGTTAGTTCGCTGTATTGTAGCCAACTATCACACGCATCAACCAATTGTTGTAGATTACTTAAACAGTTATCACCTGTATTGACTGGCCCATCAATACGATATCTTGGTTGTGTAGTTGTACCGCCACCTACTGGTATATATGTAATTGTTTGATCGCTGTATGCGTTCAGTGCAGTCAAACTTGCTGTATCAATATTTGCTACATCAATAGCACAACCATATTGTACATCAGTCATATAATCAAGTAACACATCACCGGGTTTAGTCAATGTGTTTGTAAGTAACATACTCAATCTTGGCATTTGTTGAGCATCTTGTACATCTTTGTTATAGATAACTTTTACAACAACAAAGCAAGTATCAGTCATTACATCTGTGCTTGTCCACCTATCACTTACTGGAATGCCTGCATCAGATAATATAGTAATAGCACTTGTGCCACCTGTATTCACACCACTACTTGAACCATTACTAAATTGATATATCCAAGCATAGCCATCAATAGTTGTATCTACTTGTGGAGTTGTTGCGTTAGTTGTTAAACTTACAACTTTGTTAACACCACTATAATCGCCAGCACCTAATGTAACTTCTTTGCCATTCCAAAAGATTTTGCCAAAGCTCATTGTTCCACTACTTGCTTCACAAATACTGAAAACATAATACATTGTCTTTTGGTCAGTGGTAATTTTAGCGTCTGTAACTGTAGGTGCTAGAAAAGCACTACCATAACTTACTGATAGTTTATTGTTTGTTGCTGGGCCTAATTGAACACGTGCTCCAACGTCTTGTGCGCCAGCGCCAGTTTTATTTGCACGATTAGCGACTAACTTACTAATGCCAATGGTAACTAATGTGCGAACTGCAAATGCGGCTACACTGCTTATTGTAATTCCTGCAAAGAAGCTTCCAACTGCGGCTGCGGCTGCTGTAAATACTGGCATCTCAAATACTCCAAGTTGTTTCTATAGGCTTCAAACCAAATCTACTGTAATCTAGTTTTTGACCTTCCATTTGGCTCATTGTATAATTTACAATAATACCATTGTCTTTTAATTCATCACAATGTTCAACATACTTTGCAAGCAATCTATAACCTGCTGTTGACCCACGATATTCTTTTTCTACCCAATATGCTATCTCACTCATTATAAGTTTGTTTGCATCCCACATAAATGGGCTTTTTATTGCTAACAACATACCTGTTAATTTCTTATCTTTTTCACTGACGAATGCAACACCTAACCCAACAACAATTGCTGTTAGTATCTTTAATGCTGTTTCTTCACTCTCAACAGTTAATCCTTTTATTGTACCACTGTCTCTGTAATGACGCAACATTTCCATTAATTGAGGTATATCAAATTTATTTGCTAATCTTATTTTCATTTGTTAAGGACTCGCATCTGTAACGTTTGTATTTGTATCTTGCGATATCTGACTTGCATCTGTTTGTGCCTGACTTTGTGTAGTAGCGACTTGAACTGGTGGCTTACCAAAGTCAAACGCTCTATCACTTAAACTTGGGACACGATCCATACTTGTATCAGTCGGGTTATACTCTTTCCAACTTTCGCTATTTGTTTTTCTACCCGCAATGCGATTTTCTAATACAGTCTTAAAGCTACTTGCATTTAATGTGATTGTGAAGTTATCATCATTATCTTGGCGTTCTTCACTAATGTTGTAGTTGGTAACAATACCAGTAAACCTGTGAGCATTGCTTGTAAGATTATAGTTGTTATCATAAAAGCCACGTGTGATTTCTAATTGACTACCACGTATCAAACTACCTAATACGATGGCCATATTGTTGCCATCGATACCACTTAAACTAATACTTGTATCTGCACTTGTTACACGAATATCACGCTGTTGTACACCAACTGCAAGTAAGCCACCTAATGGTGTGTATACTTGTCCATCAATAGTTTCAGATTGATAGCTACTACTGAATGTATAAACATTGTTGTTTGCTGTGTTGCCATACTCATTGTATATGGTCAGCTTAACAAACTCTGCATTATTAACTAATGGTTTATTATTTGCTACTGCTGGAATATTATCCATTATGCTGTCCCCACAAATTCATAAAGTTCAAATGCGTCACTAAACTCTAACAATGCGTTATTAATAACAGTTGATCCACTCATTGCTTGACCACCAGGTATCAATTTATAAGTTGGCATATTAGGACAGAACATTTTAAACTGGCAATTATTACCAACAATAATACCTTCGCCAGTTAACGAGGTGGCTGGTGGAATAGGAGTAAGTATATTTGGTCTGCTTGTAGTAACAACTACCTCTGATCCAGATCCGCGCAATACTTGTGTTGTACTTGTGAATGGGTAAGGATATTCATTTGATGATCCAATCTGTATTAAATCGTTTGGTGCAAATATAACTGCTGTTGTTGCGGCAGTTATACCACTTACGTTTAATGTAAGTGTTGTGCCAACCCAACTTACAACAGTAATTGTTGCTAATTGACCACTAGTCATTGCACCTTGATAACGAAAGATCCAACTTAATTGAGGTAGATTACTAAATGTAATTATTTCTGGTGTTATTCGATCTAATGTATCTAGTGCTTCCATTAAATCCCTTGCTTGATAGTATTTAAATCTGTTTGGCATATCAAGTGTGAATTTCCAAGGGTTTTTAGTTGGTGTTTGACTAACACGAGGTATTTCATTGCGTGTGTATTGTATGCCAACTACTTTACGTCTATCTATGTTTAGTCCGTTAGAGTAGTTTAATATTGTTTGTAAGCCGGCCATTTATATTTCCTTATCTACCATAACTTAATTCTTTTTGTGCCATTTGTACTGACCCAAATAACACTTTACGATTTTCAGCGAATAGTTGCGCTACTGATTTAGCGTCAACTGCACTAATGTTATTTGTAATGTATGTATTGCCTTGTGCGGCGTTAGCTACATTACCACCGTTAGGTACAATAGTGCCTGCTGTTTTTGGTACAAACAATTCAGGGCCATTCTCGCCAACAATGCTTGCTTTGCCTACTGGTGGTTGACCACCTTCAGCAAAAGAACCACCAAATAATGATCCTAAGAAACTAGATATTCCACTACTTGCACTTGCAAATAGTTTGCTTGCTTGCGCTTTTAATTCTATTTTTAGTAAATCCTGTATAACACTGCGAGCAAAATCACTAAACTTAAACTTGCCTGTAGTAACAAAATTATCAATAGCACTATTCATATTTTGCATAATGCTACTCATACCTTCACCTATAGTTTGTTGTAATCGAAAATTTGCCTGTTGTTGTTCTCCTATAGCTTCGTATGCTCTTGTAATCTGTTCTAAACCTTTTGCAAGTTCGTTAGCTTGACTTACACTCATATCCATACTATCAAAACCTGCCGCAAATGCCTGACCTGCTTGACGACCTGCTTCTGTGGCATCACGTTTGATTTTAGCAAACTGTTGCTCCATTGGACTCTTGCGTATTTGACTACTCTCAAACAATGCTTCGTTCATCTTTTCATTAGCACCACGTATTTGATCGCCTAATGTTGCTTGACGTTCCATTTGTTTTGTGATTTGCTCCATTGCAATTTCACGTTGCTTTTCATTATTGCTAGCAATTTGCTGGCGTGATATCACGCTATCTAAACCTTGACGTTGAGTTTCATATAGTTGACTTGCACTTGCAAGTTGTTCATTAATAATAGGAATTAAATATTCTTCTTCTTTTGTTAATGATTGTTTTTTCTTTACTAATTGGTCAATAAGATTGGCATAATCTTTGGTTAAATCAGCTTGCGCTAATATTCTTGTTTTTTCTTCTTCGCCATAGCCAGCAATATCTGCTTCTAATCCCATACGAAATTGAAGCTGTTGATTTTGTTTTACAAATTCACCAGAAATTTCTCTTATAGATTGTAGTGCTTTTTCACGTGCCTTTTGATCCACATCACGTTCAGGTTGTTTTACTGGAAAACGTTTTAATAAATTATTAGTTTCTGCTAAGTTTGCATCTTTAACAGCTTGCGCCATTTTTTCAGTTTCAATACGGCTTTCTTTTGCCTTATCAATTAGATTGTTCCAACCAAGCATATCAGCTAATTTATCGCCTACAAAATATCCGGCGATGGCACCAAAAAATGTTCCTACGGGCCCTAGTACCGTACCTAATTTCGCACCTGCAATGGCAGCGCCGGCTAACCCTGGCGCCAGTGAACCAATGCCTTCAACCATTCGTGCAAGTGCGTTAACTGCTATTGAACCAAAATCATCAAACAATTGTGATGCTGTATATATTGCAGTACCAAATACAGCCAAAACTGCTACGGCACCACGTATAGCTACCATCATTCCACTGGTAGCGGCAAATATGCCACTCATCGCACCTTTTCCGTTTTTCGCTATAAATCCAAATTCTTTTCCAATAACAGTTAAGCCACGACCTATTTGACCTAGTACTTTAACAACAGACAATCCAAAACTTAATGCAAAAGCTGCCGCCATTACAGCGCCTAAAACTTTTAATGCATTAACAAGGCCTTCTGCTTTAATGCCGCTTTCTTCCATTGCAAGATTAAATGAATTAACTTTCATAATAATAGGTTCAAAAGCCATTAATAATGCAAGTTGTAAATTACCACTTGCACGTTCTAAGTTGTCGTTCAAGTCTGCGGCACGCCTAATTGATTGAGCGTATCTGTCGCCTTCACCAGCTGTTGCTCTTAATTTTTCTGCTAATTGAGCAGGATCAACAGTTTTAAAACTCTTACCAAACTTGTCCATCATTAGAGTTGCACGGCGACCGGAATCATCAATCTTGCCAATGCCTTCTAACGTTTTAATCATTAGGTCACGTTCACCTAATTGTTGTAAATCTTTTAATGATACGCCTGCATCTTGGAATGAGTTTTGCGCTTTTATTGATCCTTGAGCGGCTTCGTCTATACTGCGAACAAACTGATTGATAGCCGCAGGCATTTGGTCGATTTGACCACCACTTTCAGCTAATGCCTTTTTTAGTTCTACTAAATTACCAACAGCAATGCCAGTTGCATTGCTTAAATCTTGCAGACCATCTGCCATTTTGACTGCACTTGCGCCAATAGAAGCTAGCCCAATACCAAGCAATGCTGTTCTCAATCCACCAAAACTTTTCGAAACTTTATCTATTCTACTGTTTAAGGTATCTAACGAACGAATAGCAGGTGATGTGTTTACGTCAACTGTATAACTTAAATCTGCCATTTTACTTTGCCTTTAATATTTGTTTCATTCTTTTTTCAATGAACTGTTCTGTTGGTTTGGTCATACCATCTGGCGATTGTTTACTATAACCACTATCTAACTTCTGTGCATAGTTATAACCAGCAACAATTTTATTACCTACTAATCTAGTTTTACGCCTAGCATTACCACTGCGCTTAGGAGTATCTTTTACAAATTCTGCAAAAGCTTCTTTAGGTAGTTTAGTGATTGCTTTTTCTATCTTTAATAAGCTTTTACTCATTTTGTTTTTTGTTAATGTTATCGACATTATTGTTCCTTACTCTTATCTAACAATTGTTGTAATTCGTCAGTTGTAAAATCTGGTATTGGCTCTCTACCATTATTGGCTGCCTTCTTATGATGATAGTTTTCAAACGTCATAGCGGCATCCATTATATACAAATCAAACGTATTACTTCTACGTAACACTTCGCTAGGCAACATTCCGTAACGCTTACCTAGTCCGTCAATCGTCAGTATCATAGTCATCTTTTCAGACTTAGGATCAATACTGTCTTGCGTTACTTTCCCAATAGTTCAGTCACCTTTGCAATTGCTTTCATCAACACGTGCGTAGGTAACATCTGGTCATCTTTTAATATCTCTTTACCCTTTTCATCTAGGATCAATGTGCGTACAATGCCAATGATGCCACTGGTATCTTGTCCACTTGCATTTGCTAGTTTCATAAACACGTCCATAGGCTGACGATCCCAAGTCCAGAATTCGATTGGCTCACCAAATTCTTTTATTGTATCTTCGTCATCAATGTGAATGTCGATTAGTTGAGGTTTTGCTGTAAGCTGTGAGAGTTTCATTTGTTATTCCTTTTAAATTATTGTAATGTATTTATTCGTTCTCGTTTAGGTCTTCTAATAGTTGATTTAGTAGAGCTAATCTAAATGCTTGCTTTGCTTTTAGTTGTTTGATTGTTGCCATCATATTGTCTAACATAGGCATCATCTTTGCTTCGTCAGCTATTAAGCTACGTAGTTTTTCTTCACTTGTCTTATACCATACTTGTTCTTGCGTCATTTGTTTCTTTCAATAAAAAAGGGAATACCTTTTGAGTATTCCCTAATATTCCTATATCAATTAAGATTAAGGGTTTTTCTCTGTGGTCATTGAACCATTTACAGCCAAAGTCATTGGCGTGATCCAAACAGGTGCATCAGGACTTGCAGTTGGTGCAAGTTGGCTGATAAAGCCTTGACCAGCATAGTAGTATGCGTTCGCAGTTGCATTGCCACCGTTCATTACAAGTTTAAATTGTAATGGCTGCTTATCAATACTTAACTGTGATACACCATAAAATGATGCTGATGTATTTGGCGTAGCATTTGCGTTGCCGAAGAACACTGAATCATCGATAACCATATTTACAGATATCTCATTATCTGCTGGTGTTGTAAGCTTATTCATATCTGTGTTGCAGAAATCTGTATAAGAATAAACTCCAGTAGAGTTAGTGATAGTGATATCTTGTAAGCAAGTTACTGATAGAGTGTTTGCTATGTTACCCCAGTTAGCACTATTGCTAATGAGTTCTGTACTTACCAATAGTGTTGGTTGAGTACCTGTTGTGTTTACTGTAATTCTTGCCATTTAAGTTCTCCTTGTATGTTGGCGTTATGTATTAAATTCTAATCTTGTTAATTCGAATGTCCAAACGTGCTTCTCTGCTTGCGTCGGCCCGTATGTTCTGACTTGATTGAAATTTCTTTCAAAATAGCCTTCCATAAGTTGTTGTCCATCATCTTTCAATGCTGTAACTAGATTTGCAACTATTGCATTAACATCTAGGTTATATGGATCATCTTGGTAACTAATGTATGTTACGTCAAATACATCAAATGCGTGATATATTGCGCCACAATATTGTATGCCAAGTTGATGTGGATTTCTACTATTTGTATGTACATCGCTAACGTAAATGCCATAACGAACTTTCTCATCATCGCTGGGAAAATCGTCATAAATCGGAACACTCCAAGTTCTTGGAATGTCTCGTTTCAACACATCAATAATTTGTGTAGTATTGACTGTTGGTGCATTTAATATTACCGCTGCCATTAGAAATATCTCCTATCCCCATTGAAATAATCGACGTCCGCTGTCCAATTTTCTTCGAGTTTCGTTGTTGGTCCTTGAGGATTATCCATATATAAATCATAGAAGTTCATCAACTGCAACGCCTTTGTCCATTCATCTTCACATCGCTTTTTGGCGAATTCGTAATTCTGCATATCTACTTCATTCATATTAGATACGTCTGTTACTAGGCTCTCATAAAATACAAGAATAGCTCCGAACGTATCTAAACGAATTAATGTTTGATCGCTTTTAATCAATAGACTTGGATTGAAACTTGAAATCAATTGTCCATTAGGCAAATTAGCATAATAGTAAGCACCCAAAACGGTGTCGCAGTATTTCTGCCACCATCCGAACTCTAACTTATAAAGCCACTCTTGTGAACCGACCTTAAAGTATGGAGCCCAATCAACTTGTAGAGCACTAGCTCTACGCTCCGCTGCCGGATCGTAGAACTGTATGTCCTCTACTGTTGCATTTGATATTCGTTGATATGGTACCGACATATTATATTATTTCCTTTAGACATTGAACGAGGATGTTTAGATCCTCATTCATATTCGAATCAATCTTGTAGAATGTTAATCGCTCCGCCTCTACGCAAGTCACCAACGCCAGATCCAAAATATCCAACTCCGGTTAACCAAATTTGCAAGCCACCTGGGACTTCACCAGTCTTCAATTGCAAGCCTTCTTTCATTACTGTAAAGATTGCGCTATCACCCATATAAGCACCAACTAGTACGGAGCTTGCTGATGCTTGACCCAACAATATACGATTTGTAGGTTGCAAGAATGTTGTGAACATAATCATACATCCATAAACTGACTCAATCTTACCTGTTGTTAACAATTCGTTACCAAGTGCTGATAGGTTACTACCACCACTTTGTGATACTGCACCACCAGTCAATTCAGCCAATAGGCGAGTCAAACTAGAACCAGAACCACCGGCTGAGCCAGGAACGTTTTCTGTGCAATAACCATTAGAATCAAGTACGATAACAGGAGCGCCAGGCATACGAGCAACTTTGAAGTTCTGCTTAACGTTACGAACAAGCTCTAAAACTTGTGCGCTTGAGAAGCCAGTTGTCCAACCTGCTGTATTAGCTGGAGTGCCAGCGCCAAGAAGTTCCATAGCACCTAATTGTAAGACACGATCAAATCCGTCTGCGCTAGTTGCGTAGTATGTGTTGCTTGGAGTTGCTTTGAATGATAAGAACGCCGCTGTAACACGTTGGTCAACCTTCTCTGCGAAACTCTCACCAAGTTCAGCACCAAGAGTAGCCGCTAGGGTGAACGATGTAGTCCAACCGTAGAAGATATCGAATGCTGTTTGTGCAACTGCAGGAGTTGCTGTAATTGTACCTTGACCCAATGCAGGATTCTGTACAACAGCGTTACCAGTACCAAAGGTACCATTAGCGCCGTTAGGATTATAATCTTGATATGTAATCGGTGCGAAGTTTGGTACTAAGAATGTTTGACCTTGTGTAGGTGTAACAACGTTAGTGAAGTTAACTAGACCATTTGATTCGTGCATAGCACGTAATGCGAAATTTGAAATCGCTGTTGTAAAACCATCGCCCTCATTATTGGGGCCGCCTAAGACGTATGCCATAATATTTTCCTTAAATTAAATTTTGTTGGCTTCAGAGCACTTTACGACTTGAATTCGATACACTTGCTGATACGCCTAGACCTTTTAGTCCGACACCTTTACCTAGACCATTCTTGTTAGCCCACGCATTGAATGCGGCAGGGTCACGTGAATAGTCTGGTATAGTTTCTTCTAACGCACCAGTAAAACTACCTTGTCCAGGTCTTAAACCTGATCCAGAATTGGAATTGCTCTGTCTCAATAACTTAGGATTACCCTGAGCTACCTCTTGTACCAATCCCTGGATTGTAAGTGGCATACCATCACTACCATAACGTTCTTGACCCTTTTGATTGACGATAGCATATGTGCCATCATCGTTCCATTGAATATTGCTTTTAACTTTATTCAGTGCGTAATCAATCAAATCACTGTCGAACTTGTCGCCCATTGCTCGCTGAATATCGCTATCAAGTTCCTTCTCACGCAATGCTTGCTCTTTACGTGCAAGATTTTGTGATAGTTCGTTAAAGCGTTCGTGCAAGTCATTAGTTGTAACACGTCCTGAACTTGGCTGTACTTTTGGTTGTTCCACTGGCTGTGCGTTGCCACCGAGTTGTTGAGCACTTGTTCTAGCAATATAAGCAAGAGCATCTTCTACACTAGTAAATTGAGTACCACTAGCATTGCTAAGGGCAGTTAATAAACCTTGTGTAGTACTCTTACGAATAGCACCAGCATTCACTTGCTCGTTACCACCTTCTTGTGTTTCCACTGACTGGTTAGTATTAGTCTGGCTGTCGTTGCCAACGAAAGATTGTTGTTCCATTTAATTTTTTTCTGATTTTACGTTATCACCGAGTTTGTATTGTATTTATTACAATTAGTTTATAGGTAGTATTATCTACCTGCTGTACCACCTATTAATAATGCAGGTGCTACTTGATTTGGATAGTAGGTTAATCCTACATCTGTAACTGGAGTACCCGCACCACCTAATATACTAGTGTTGTCTGGTATTCCATTCTCATTATCATATTCAGCTTCCTCTTTACCATCTTCATCTTCACCGTAATTTTCGTGTGCAGGTATCATTGAAGGTGCTAAATCTCTGCTTAATACTTCATCATTGTTTTCTTGCATCAATGCTTTTAACTGACTATCTGGAATAGTATTGATAAACACTTGTTCGTATTCTGGTATATCTTCAGAAGGTGATAGCAATGCAATGATTTCTTTTGTAATTAATGACTTAACGATTTCATTGTCGCCAACTAGTTCATTAGCTTTGCTTATCAATGCCATACGATAGTTAGTATCGTGTGCTTCATAGTCAGTGTTATAGTGTACTTCACCTGCCCAACGCTGATCCATAAAACGTGCGGCATAAGTGTAAATCATTTCTTCTGTAACTTCCATCAATCTAGCTTTAGCTTTAGCCGTTCTATGTAGTTGTTTGCGTTCTTCAATGATAGCTACACCTGACGCTATTTGGTTCTTACTTGTGCGTAAGCCACCTAAGCCAGTCAATGCTTCTATCTGTTCTAATAAATTATCTTGTGTTCTAATAATTGCGTCTACATCACCTGTATCAATTGCGATAGCTTCAATCTGTCCTTCATTGGCACGAACGATAGCACCTGCGTGTACTGGGACACTAATGCCTTTATCAGCACGAATGATTGTGTGAGCAAACTGTAATGCTGTATACTTTTCGCATTCTAATTTGTAATATTCTTTTTGTGCGTCACTAGCACTATCAATATCGCTTACGCCACATTCCATTGTTCTAGGATCTCTGCGACCATAAGCAATGAATACTGGCAAACTCATGCCAGCTGGGTACGTACCTTCACCTATTTGTTCTGCTGGTTGATTTTCCTTACCAGGACCTTTCTGAACCTTGTAACTATGCCAGTAGCTTGGAGTTACTGCGTCACCCAAATAGTAACATTTGATGTAATAACAATCTACTTCTTCCATCTCTTTAATTTTAACATATTTGAGCAATGGGCGACCACCGTAATAGTCAAACTCCCAGTCCCATACATCCAATGGGCTAATGGCACACACATAAGGTCTGCCAAGATTCCCTTCTGTTGCTTGGGGCATGTCAACTGCGACCCAACAATGCCCAAATATACTTGTTAAATCTCCTACACCTTCCATAAAACCATTCATTGAACGATTAGTTAAGTCACTGTCTAACTGAAACAAATCAATCCATTCATTAGTCTCAGGAGCAATGTGTTTACCTTGTGGTGTACAGAATTGTAAATTGCGTTTGATGCCTGGCTCAAACAATACATCATTGATAGTGTCTACAATGTAACGACATATAGGCTGTGCTACTGTGTTAGCTACTAAGTCTAGGTACAATGTACTATCTTCGCTAGGTCTTTTCTTGCGTACAGCTTGCTTGAAGGTGATGCCACCAAGATATGCGTATTGATATGATAACATCTGTAAATAAATGTTATCGTACACTGGGTTTCGTTTTAATAAATCGCGGTTATTGTGCATTGTTGTGTCTCTTTATATTGCCCGAGGCGAAATCTTTTGATGTATGGTGCATAATCTATTTATGCTTAAATTTTTGATTTGCATTTATCACCGTGATTTCTACCTATACTAGTATCAGCTTGTGTTACGCCACAATACTTACATGTTTTTTTAGGTCTTGGTACACCTACCATAGATTTATGTCCCCAATACATTTGACGACCTTTATTCTCCATATCAGCAGAGTTTTGTTTGCGTGTACCTAGCCATAGATGTTTAGGATTAACGCAACTTGGATTGTCGCATGTATGGCATACGCACATGCCTGGTGGTATTATTGTATTGTTATAGAACTCATAACTCATTCTATGTCCAGTACGCATACGCATATTAGTTGTATCACGCATTAGTGAATAGCCAAGTTTGTTTTTAGCGGCTTGCCATACCCAACATCCTGTGATAGGATCTACAGTTGATAATCTTTCTATTCGTTCATCTAGTGGTTGTCTAGTGCCAATTTTCGGTCCCGTTTTTGCCATATTAATCTGCTCTTTCATAAATTGAAATGCTTCTATCTTTATGTCCAGTTGATCCTCTGTACAGTACGGCACCAACTTCTAGCCATTCAGTATTTTTATAAAAAGGTCTTTGCCAATCTAACCAAACGATGTGAGCTTTAGGTGCACTTGCTTTATACAATTCATTGAACACTTTTTTAATATTCAAACTATCAGCCGGGCAATTGTATCGTTCCTGATATTGCTTTAATCGTTCTTCACCATATGGTGGATCACAAACCCATAAATCATGCTGTGCTATTGCGTGTTTGCTCATTTCCCTAGCGTCAGCATATAATGTATCTGAACTTTGTGGATTAATATCATACTTTTGTCCGGGTAAATCTTTTATATCTGCTTGCCCAGCATATAAATGAGCAATTGATTTTTTATCTGGAAACAATGCGGCAATTCGTTTTAAGTAATTACCTTGATATCCTCCATAATAATCATTTGCTTTTGCGTAGTTGTTACCTATATAGATTACTCCTGTTATTCTACCACTAGATTCATTAAAGAGTTCCCATTTACTATTCGCTTGCTTGTAACTTGTTACTCTGTCAATATTGTTCATTTGTTATTCCCATGTCATAAAATCTTGTTCTTCTTCACCATTCATAATCTCTTCCCATGTTGGTCCACCAGGATACAACGGGCTTTCAGGCATGTGTTGTAAGCCAGGATTACCTTGTCTGCTAAGTCGTTGATCCATACCTACATACTCTTTTATACCTACTGAATGATGAGTGATTGGGAAAAGATAATGTATTCCATAGCGTATACAATCGCCCAATCCATCTATGTGAGCATACTTTTGCTCGGTGTATTTTACTAACTTCTTGCGTGTACCATCTTCATAATGATATGTTTGCAATGCTTCTAATAAAAATCTGTCGTCTGGCTTAACTATCAATCCACCACGATTGATAAACGCATTACTTGTATTGTCTGTATCAGCAATCAATGGATTACTCTTACGATTATTAACAATTGTAAAGCCATACTTCTCTAAAATAATTCTGTCTGTTACGCCGAATGGACTTGTAGTATCTCTATTGACTTGTGTACCACTCATGTCAATAATACTGTTGATTCTACGCTTTGGGAAGTCTAGTCGTATCGCTTCTGCTAATCCTTCTGTGCTACAATCATTGATAGCGTAACTCTTTAATATCTCTATGGTGCCGTTAGTCTCGCCAGGCTTACTTACTTGGGCAACTGTCGCACACATTACACGCTTATTAAAG